GGGCAGGCCGTGGCGTAGACGTCGCGGTGGCCGAGGATGTCGGCGTCAGGGATCAGCCAGCCCTCGGCGGTGAGGTGGCGGATCAGCCAGCGGGTCGCTTCGATCTGCTGGACCTTCGGGGCTCGCTCCTCGTAGTTGCCGATCCAGCAGATCCCGAACGCGGTGCTGTTGCGCTGCGCGGTGTGGGCGCCCCGCTGGAGGCCGCAGCCCTCCAGGATCTCGCCGTCGTGGGGGTGCACACAGTACGAGTAGGGGAACTGGCCGAACCGGCGCAGCCCCACGGCCTCGACGGCGCGCATGTCGCGGTGCGGGTCGTCGGTGACCGGCGTCACGCTGTGGTGAACGAACACCTGGGTCGCGGGAAGGCGCATCCGGCCCGGCGGGAGCGATGCCGGGTTGGCGCCCCACACGGTCCGGGCGATGATCACGTCGCCGGACCCATGTCCTCGACCAGAATGAACGCCGGGATCGTGGCCGAGGCGACCATCGTGGCCGTGCCGGCTGTGGCCTGGCCTCGCAGCTTGTAGGTGTGCGACCCGGCCGACGGTGTACGGACCGCTTCGGCGTGAAGGACGTGGGCTGTGGTGTGCCCAGGGAGGCCGGCCTCCATGATCTGGACGCCGTCCTCGTGAATCTTGAGGATGTCGCCGCCGGCCGTCCCGGTGTTCTGCATGTAGCAGCGGCCGGTGATCTTGATCCGGCGGGTGGTGTTCACGGTGACGGTGACGGTCAGCGACGTGAGGTCGACCTCGGCGGTGATCGATCCCTGGTTGGCGGTCACCTCGGCGTAGCCGATCCACCCGCCGGGGAGCTTGTCGAAGTTGGCCTTCGTGAGTACGTCGCCGACCGCTTCGGTGCCGACGTAGGCGGTTCTGACAGGCATGGCGGGCTCCTAGTAGGCGAAGGCGTTGTAGTCGAGACGGCCGAGCACGGCATTGTCGAAGACGAGGAAGGCGAACACTTCGGCGTCCTGCAGCGCCCAGGTCGTCCGCCAGGTCGACTTCCCGAGGTCATGGGAGATGCCCCGGATGAACGCGTCGCGCTGGATGGTGGCGCCCCCGCCGGGCGGGCGGAACAGGATACGGATCCGGTCGCCGAGCTCGCGGCCGAGGACCTGGGGAAACAGGTTGGCCGGGTCGGACCGCGGGTCGATCGTGATCGAAGAGAAGCGCAGCTCGGCGTCTTTCTGGAGGGCGAGAACGAACCCGGCCCAGTCGGCGGCGTCGGTGTCGGTCTGCATGATCAGGTCGGAGCGGTTCCAGGTGCGGGTCCGGTAGGCGGCCTGCGACGCGGTGTCCTGCGCGACCTGCTGGGTGCCGCCGACCCTGGCGGCCCGGATCAGGTTCTGGACCTGGTCGGCCGAGTACTCAATTTCGAGGTCGACATAGCCGAGTTCGCCGGGGTCGTCGCCGAACGTGGCCTGCGGAGTGTTCGACCGGGTGTCGGTGAGCGGCGCGTGACGGTGGCGGAACACGAGCTTGCCGGTGCCGTCGAAGTACAGGTCGGCGATCTCGGTGTCGGACACGAGGGCCAGCTCCGACCAGGCGTTCGCCGAGAGATCGGTGCCTTGCAGTGTGGTCTGGCCGGTGGCGACGAGCCGGTCGGTGGCGGGCCATCCGATGTTGTCGAGGACCCGGTTGACGCGGGCGCCGGCTGTTTCGCCGGTGCCGACGATCCCCCCGGCGTTCTGGTCGTGGTTGGCGACGATTTTCGTGCCGTCGGTACCGGACACGGCCACGTCGCCGATGTTCGGGAACCGGTAGGTGAGCCGCCAGTCGTCCACGGAGCCGCGCCACAGGTTGTACGTGACCCCGCCGTACTCGGCCCGGTAGCGCATCTCCCGTTCGGGTTGGACCTGGGTGACCCCGGCGGCGACGTAGGGGCCGGCCAGGTTCGTCGGGTCGAACCGGCGGTCGGTGTTGTCGAACTGCATCGTGGCCCGGCCAGCTTCGGCGCGGCCGTGGGTGCCGTCGTGGCGGGACACACCCCTGGTGATCGTGCCGCCCTGCCACCACGACCACAGGTCGGTGAAGTACTCGGCCGGGCCGAACTTGCCGGTGTCGAACTTGCCCCGCGACGGGTCGTCGAAGTGGAGGTAACCCCCGCCGATCTCGGAGAATCCGATCTCCGGGTAGACCCGCAGGCCGGGGATCATCCGGGTCGGTCCTGGACGGGCGGCCCCGGCATCATGTCGGCGAGGGCGTCGAGGGCGTCAACGACCACTTCGAGGATGGTGCGGGTGTCGAGGTGTCCGTCGTGGACCGCGACCCGCAGCCATAGGAGGTGGGCGGCCAGCTCGTCGCGGTTGTTGATCCGATGCGGCGCCGGCACGGTCTCAGGCCCTGGCGTAGCGGGGACCGTTGCGGCCCTCGTACTCGTCAATGGCGCGGACGACCAGCTCGGCGGCGGCGCGGGGGTCGAGGGCGGCGACGTTGATCGTGTAGGCCCGGCCGCCCTGGCCGGGCGGGAGGACCGTTTCGCCGGCCAGCGCCAGGATGGGCACTTCGGCGCCGGCCGGGCCGGGGACGACACCGCCGGTGTGGAACCGGGGCATCCTCGGGAAGCTCCACCCTTTGCCGCCGACGAGCGGTACCCAGTCGGGCGCCTTGAACCCGACGTTGCCGATCGTGGCGTTCCACGCGTCCGAAACGAGGTTGAACGCCGTCTTGTAGGGCCAGGTCAACACGTCGAAGATCTTGCCGCCGATCTCGCCGATGAGCCGCGGCAGGCTGGAGATGAACTCCCAGACACCTTCGGCGGCGCCCCGGACGGCGTTGAACGCGCCCTGCACGATGTTTCGGAACGTCTCCGACTTTTGGTAGGCGACGACGAGGGCGGCGGCGAGCGCGCCGATCAGGAGGATGATCCCCATCGGCGGGGTCATCAGCGTCGAGGACAGCCCCATGAACATCGTCTTGACCCCGCCGATCATCGGCTGGAGCGCGGCGAACCCGCCCGAGAGGTCACCGAACGACCGCATGAGGCCGGTCGCCCCTTCGGTGGGCAGCCCGAACGCGCCGCCGAGGCCGTCGAGGAGGTCGGCGGCGCCCATGAACTTCGACTCGGACGCGTCGGCGGCGCCGCCCGCGGCGTCCATCGCCCCGGAGAACGACTTGGATTTGCCTTCGGCCTTGTCGAAATCGGCGGCCATCTTCACCGCCGATTCACCGGCGTTGTCGAACGCCCTGGTGAGCGACGAGGCGTCACCGGCGATCGTCCACGAAACGGTGTTGGCCATCCTAGGTCACGTCCATTCCGGCGGCCTGCACCGCCTTCACGATGGCTTGGTCGAGGACCTGGGCGACCTGGGGACGTTGCGCGGCGTAGGCGGGCCACAGGTACCGGCCGCCTTTGACGAACGGGCGGCGTTGCGACCGGTCCCGGCCGATCCGGCCGCCGAATTCCAACCAGCCGTAGTACGACGCCTTTTTGGAGCCGCCGACGATCCTGGCTTCACGTTGCGACGACTGGGGTCGGAGCGACGCGGCTGCGCGGCCGGTGCGGCGGGGGACCCGGCGGGCGGCGCCTCGGGCGACGAGGTCGGCGGCCGTGTTCAACGCCACGCGAAGCTGCTTTTGCGCTTCGCCGTCGACGGCTCGCAGCGCGGCCTGCAGCTCGCGGAGCCCTTCGATCTTCGTCGGTTTGATGGCGCTCACCGGCGGGCTCGCATCTCGGCCACGTCGCGGGCATGGTCCCGCTGTGCTTTCCGCCACACCGCGAAGGCGCGCCACCGGACGTATTCGTCGTGTGGGAGCTGCTGGACCTGCGACCACGTCCAGCCCAGCTCCAGGGCCAGCTCGTAGTCGAACGGGTCGTCGTCGCCGAGGGCGATGGCGCGCTCAGCCGCTTTTCTGCGCCTCCTCGTCAATCCGGGAGAGTTCCCGGATCCGGTTCGACACGGTCGGGGCGACATGGTTCGGGACGGTGCCATACCAGTCACGCACCTCCTCGACGGGTGTGTCGGTCCCGCAGGCGATCACGAAGATCTCAAGCTCCGACCAGTCGCCGGTTTCCTCGGCGGCCTTCGACAGCTTCTGGGCCTGGGCGACCTCGCGGCGCGACAGGCCGTGGACGAGGATGATCTGCCCATCCACGTCGACCGACTCGTGTTCGTGGGCGAACTTCGGGAGGGTCACGGCCACACACCCTTCGTGACCGCGCCCGACACCTTGAAATCGGCGGTGAAGGTCACGACACCGCCGGTCGGCGCGGACCGCTTGTAGCCGGTGAGGAAACACTCCCCCGAGTACTTGACCTTCCCGGCTCCCGACCCGCTCGGGCCGAACTCGAACGTGGACGTGGTTTCCTTGCCGATGATCCCGGCGAGGACCGCGTCGGGACCGGTCGACGCGGTGTCGTCCCACTTCCCGGAGATCGAGAGGTCATGTTCGGCCTGGCCGGACACGAACGTCTTGTCCTCGACGCCGGCCGTGGTTGTCTCGCCCATCTCGACCGACGAGTCCAGGTCGACCGAGTCCACGTAGGCGGTGAGGGGCTGCAGGGTGCTGGCCGAGTCGTCAACCTTGAAGACGAGTCCTTTGCCGTGGTACATCGCCATCGGCTAGCCCTCCTGGGGTTCGGCGATCATGCCGTCGCGGATGAGGAGCGCCGCTTCGTGGTCGTCGGCGATGTCGATCCGGTCACCGGCGACCCAGGTCCCGAAATCGCGGAGGACGACGTAGCGGCCCTGGTCGGCTTGTTTCTTGGCTGGCATCAGGCGATGACCTCCACATCGAACTCAGCGGCGAGGTACTCGACGGCGGCGACGGTGATGGCCCGGTCGGTGCGGGCCATCGTGACCCGCACGGTCTGACCGACCGTCGCCGCTTCGATCGCCGTCTTCACGGATCTGGCTCCGGTACCCGACACGTACTGGGCGAGCTGGAGCGCGGCGGCGCGGTCGGACACCTTCCCGACGACGACAAGGACCGGGAGGACCGCCCGGTCGGCTCCTCGGGCGCCGCTCAAGTCGTATTCGACCTCGGGCGGCATCCCGACGATCGCCTGCGGCGGGTTGACCAGATCGGCCGGGTGTTCCGCGACCCGCAGTCCCGAGATCGCGGCGAGGGCGGTCCCGATCTGATCCATGACGGTGACGAGGTCGAGGGCCATTCACACGAAGACCCAGGGGCGGCGATACGGGGTGAGCAGCGCGACGGCGTCGGGGTCCATCTTTTCGAGGAGCCGCATTTCGGAGCCGAACTCGACCGAGCCGGCCACCCCGAACGGGGCGTCTTTGCGTTTCCAGAGGCGGGCGGCCTGGTGGAGCGTGGCCATCTTGACGGCGGCGGGCACCGCGGCCGGCCAGCCGTAGCGGGCGGTGACCCGCACGGCCGGCCAGTCCCGCGTCCCGGTCGGGAACACCTTTGAGCCGGTGGCGACGAGGCGGGTCCACGGCACACCGGTGGCGGCGGCGTTCGTCGGTTCGACCCGGAAATCAGTGTTGATCGTCCAGGTCGTTTCGTACGTGCCGTCGTCGTTGTCGTCGGTTTCCACGACGAGGCCGGTGAGGGTCCCGATCGGGTCGACCTCGACGGCCGACTGGCTGCCCGCGGTGTACGTGCGGGCGACGACCGAGCCGTCGAGGTTGAAGTTGCGGCCCGTCCACGCGTTGACCTGCTGCTCGGCGGCGTCGAGCGCTAACTGCAGCGTCGTGTCGTCGGCGGTGTCGGTGATCCCGACCCACCCTTTGAGGTCGGCGAGGACGGCGTAGGCCACGAGCCGCTAGGTCCGGTTCGTCTTGGCGGCGCGGGCGGCCCGGAGCGCGTCGGCGCCTTTCTCCCGCACCATGTCCCGGCCGGTGGCCTGCGATTCCTTCTGGAGCTTGAGGAGTTCCTGGCCGGCGGTGTCGTCGAGGAACTTGAACCCCGGCGACTGGTCGGGTTCGCCGTCCTTACGGAGACTGGCCATCTGCACGATGTCCTCGGTGGCCGGCACCCCTTCGGCCTGGAGGCCGGCGGCGGTCAGCTCGGCCGTCGTGTCGTCTTTCTTCGTGGTTGCCATCACGTCCTCCTTATGCCATCACGAGGGCCTTGACGGCGGCCGTGTCGGCCTTCGTGCCGTCGGACCGGGAGAAACCGAGGTAGCCGTACTGGTGGTAGTCGGCGTAGCGTTCCTTGAGGACCATCAGCTCGAACGACCTCACGTCGCGGATCACGTAGTACCGCTTGAAGTCGCCGAACAGGACGGCCTTGTCGGTCGTGGCGAGCGACGAGTCCATGTCCTGGTTGACGACGACGGGCCGGCCGAGGAGCGTGTCGGGAATCCCGGCCTGCAAACCGGGCTGCCAGATGTAGGCGTTCGTCGTCGCCTCTTTGAGCTTGCGGATGGCGGCGATCGTGTTGTCGTGGGTCATGAACGTTCCGTTGGCCCGGTAGGCCGGGTCGACCGAGTGATAGAGCGAGATCAGCTCGTCGGTCGTGATAGCCGTCGCGGACGCGGCAGTGACACCGGTGGTGACCCCGACCGTGACCCCGTCGGGTTCGCCGGTGCCGGTCCCGACGGTGAACTTCGTGTTCTGGATGCGGGCGATCCGCTCCGCGAGGGCGTCGCGCAGGAACGTTTCCATGTCGATCGCCGAGTCCTGGACGAGCTGGATCGGGACCCGCACCAGCTTCGAGGACCACAGGTAGCTGTCGAGCGAGGCGATCCCGAACGCCGGGTCGAGTTCGGCCACCTGGACGTTCTCGGCGACGATGGCGCCGACCTGGGCGGTCCCGTCGAACGTGGGCCATTCGAGGTTCTGGCCCGAGTCGGTCGTGATCACGGTCGCGACCTCGCGGACACCGCCGAACGCCTTGAGAGTCTTCTGCAGCTCGTTGCGGAACAGGTCGGGGACGGCGTAGCCGCCGGCCGAGTCGGTCCCGACGGCCAGCGCCCGGTATTCGAGGCCGGCCGGTGAGCCGCCCCGGATGTACCGGTTGAACGCGGCGCGCAGCTCCGGGTTGTCCCGGTCGACCGTCCCGCCGGTGACCGGCGGTTCCCCTTCGGGGGTGGTCGACGCGGCCTCGTAGGCGAGCGCCCGTTCGAGCCGTTCGATCTCGGCGGTCCGGGCCGAGAGGGCCTGATCCATCCGTTCGAGGGCGGCGGTCGTGTCGGCGGAAGGCTCGCCCGTCACCGAGTCGAGCAGGCTCCGGTATTCGCTCCAATCGTTCGCTCGTGCCTCCAGAGCGGTGCGGAGCATCTCGCGGATAGCGGGCATCGGTTACCTCCCGATAAGGGCGCCCCAGGCGCGGGCCCGGAGCCGGTGAATGATGAGGGGGTCGTCGTCGCCGTCGAGGTGTCGCAGCTCGACGGTGGTCGACGGGTAGCCG